CCATGACGGGCCTGCACGGTTTCGGCGGGGAACGGAGTGATGGTCGGGAGCGGCTGGGCTTGCTCGGCAATGGCGCGAGCGATGCCCTTCTCAAAGTATTGGACGCGATCGGGCGGGCCATCCCTTTTCCGCTGCATTTGCGTTTTGATGCTTTGGAGAATGAGTTGCGGAGGCCAGTCGGCATTAAGCCACGACTGCACGCGATAGGCGGCGCCACACCATGCGGGCGGAACGAAGCGGAGATCATGTCCGACCGCAATCGCAATCGTGTCGGCCAGTTCGTTCGCTTCCGCTGTGATCAGGGGATCGGGATCATTCGGAGAATTTGCCGCCGAGATGTCCGGCGCGGGCGGGGGCGCAGGTTCTGCGGGCTCGGGCTCGGCTTTCGTTTCTGGCTCGCGCGCCGCAAGATCGAGTTGCGGCTGCGGCTCCGCGCGTTTCTTGCGCATGCGTTCGGTTGAGTTGTCCTCACGCTTGGGCTGGCGCTTGTCCCATTGGGCAATGCGGCCCGCGATGATGATCTCTTTCGCTTCCATCGCGGCATAAACAGCGCGGACCTGATCCTCTTCGGCTCCCATCAGATCCGCATAGGTTTCAAAGTCGAAACTCGCGACTGAACCGCGATCGTCCGCCTGGCTGGCGTGATCGAACAACGCCCACGCAATCGCCGAGACCGTGATCGGCGTCGCACCGGCACGCTTGGCGATCACCCGCCACTTCGGATCGGTCGGGGCGCCATGCCAAGATCGGAACCAGTCAAGCATTGTGTCGATTCTCCCCGTAAGGTGATGTCGCGTCGGCAATAATCCGGAACACACCTTCGGCCCGCGCGGAGGCGCTCTGCATGGCGTGGAATCCGATTTGACCGCGCGCATAGGCGCAATGCGCCTCGGACCATTCCACAGCCGCGAGTAGAGCATCAGCGCCGTAGCGGATCAGCGCCTTGTTGGCGTCAAGCTCATCCCGCGTGCCGAGCGCCTTGGCAATGCGCAAGGGAATGATATCGGCGCGGACGGACCGCGCTCGCGCGAGCGCAGCCTTTCCGGCCGCGTCGTGATCGACCGCGACGAACACCTTGTCGAAGCGCTCGGCGGCCGTGAGACACGCGGCGATCCGTCCCGCCGATCCTGCGGCCCAGGCGCTCCATCCCGTCGCGAGCGTGAGACTTGCGGCGTCCTCGATCCCTTCTGCGATCAAGAGTTCGCCACGGTCGGGATTGTCGGCGACGATAATCGGTTGCCCCATCGAAGGGCCGATCATGATCTTGTCTTTTTCCGTTCCGGACTTGCCGTTGCCATCGCTGCGCAGTTTCGTGAGATGCACGCCGCTGACGACGCTGGTTCCGAAGCGTGCGATCATCGCGGCCGGATGCTCGTTCCGCGCTGGCAGGAAACGGATGTTCGCACAGTCGACAAAGCATTGCCGCGAGCGCAGATAGGTTTCGGCGAGCGATCCGGCGAGTGGCAGCGATTGAGACCACAGGTACCGCGCGAGATCGGACTTGTCGGCCGCGGGCTCGCGGGGCTTCGTGGCAGCACGCGGCACAATACCATCGGCGCGATCATCCTTGGCCCATCCCGACGCTTCACAGCGCGCGCATTTGTACGTGACGAAAGAGCCATCATCCCAGATGCGCAGCACGTCGCGCTTGCGGTTCGCCGCCGTCCGGCATTTCGGACCGCACAACGGGCAGGCAACGTCGCGCGTGCCGATCTGGCCAGCGTTGAGCGCGCGAAGATCGTCGAGAGAGAGGTTCACAGTTCAAGCCTCGCCTGCTCTATGGGCTTGGGCTTTTCGATGAACATGTCGGGAGCAATGATCATTTACTTGTCACCACTTGAGTCCCGTCGGGCCAATCGTTCGTCCTGATCTGCGAAGTGGCCGTATATCTGTCTGCCCTGTCCGCGGGGGGGGTATTTCCACCACCACCGAACAACGGCCCGTGATCGACGGGCTTATCCTTATTCCGCTCAGCCGCGGCCGCGCGCTTGCGCGTGTCTGTGCCAGACATCGCGAGTGACATCCGCCGCCGAATATCGTTCTGATATTCTTCCTCGCGCTCAATCAGGACGGCGCGCATGCCTTCGCGTATGCAGGCTTCGCCCGTCGTGCCGGTTCCGGCGAACGGATCGAGCACCAGACCCTTCGGCGGCGTTACTAGCCGCACGAGGTATTGCATCAGATCGAGTGGCTTGACGGTTGGATGCTTGGAGCCGAGTCTGTCGTCTGCATCGGCCTTGGCGGTATAGAAGAAGCGCGCTGCAGATCCTTCATCGCCGCGTGGCTCGTTCGGTGGGCGGGCTCCGAAGTCACCATAGATGCCGCGCGACGGGCGCAATCCGTGCTCGGGGCCGACAAAGCGTTGCTGCCCCGGCGCATCGGGGAACGCCTCGATCACCTCCGCGCTTCCGTCATGGATGACGTTGGCAGGCCAGCGGCCTTGCTTATTGGGCGACCACATTTCATCGTGACCGATGCCCTCGCCCCAGACCTTGTTCGCGGTCGACTTGCCGGAGCGGCCTTCCATTTCGGACACATCAGCTACAACCCTGCACCCATCTATGTTCAGCGCTCCCGTTCCCCATTTCAGGACGTTGGCAGCTACAGTGGATTCAGAGAGAGGTTTACGGGCTAATATTATCGGTTCGCAGGCAGGTTTTAGGGCTGTGCCGAAGCCATCCCAAGCGGCAGCAGCAGCAGTTGCAGGAATTGGACCATCTTTGTCGTGGTAGCCGCGCTCGATTGCCGCCAGACGCCAAGGGCGATCATCGCCCTTGACCGCACCACCAACGAGATTCGGAGGATTGTTTAACAGGGAGGCGTCCACGCGGACCTTCTCGCGCTCAACTCCCGCCGCCTTATCAATCGCCTTGCTGACATCCAGCGATTTCGGAAATCCCGAGCCGTAGAGCCATTGAACCGAGTTGCGGATTTCAAATCCCGCCAAGCGTATCGCTAGCACCCCGAGATCGTAGGTTCGCGTTCCGAAGAAGCACAGCACATGCGCGCCGGGTTTAAGGACGCGATAGACCTCTTTCCAGATTGCAGGTTGCGGAACGAACGCATCCCATTCCTTGCCCATGAATCCGGACTTGGACGGTACATCGTAATGACCGCCTTCCAGCCATGCGCGGAGCATCACCAGAGGATCAGGCTCGCGTCCGAGCCCATACGGAGGATCGGTTGCGCAGCCATCGACGCTGTTCGATTCCAGCGTCCGGAGCGCGGCGAGATTGTCGGCCGGGTAAAAGTCGACGACGCCTTCGGCTAGATGTTCAACACCAGGTGCGTTCATGAGAACGGCACCTCAGCAGGAGCCGCAGCGCTCACATCCTCAACGAGGCCTCGCGGATTACACGGAGGACGATGATCCAGTTTGATCCGCGCCGATGCTCCCGGCATCGTGAATTCGTGCCAGGGAAATCCTGTCGGCGGATGTACGGTAATCATCACCAATGAACATGCGAGGCACGTGCGGATGGTTTCTCCGCAGCCGCTTGTGTTGTCGGCAGCAGCGATGTGTTTTTCGTTGTCGTGGTCCCAGCGGTGATTCATGCGCGTTCACGCATCGCATGCACAGCGCCCCACACCTTTGACGCCATCGACGGCATGACATCGATCACGACATCATCGGCGCCTTGCCATTGACGGGGCGAACCATCGGGCCACTTCGCGCGCGATATCGAGAAACGCCTGAGCCGCAGCCGTCCGTCCGACGTCATGCCGTAGCGAACGCCGAACTCCGAGAGCGGCGTGAAAACTTGCTCGCCAACGAGACGAAGGCCCTTCCCGCGATTTTTACCGGGCGCGACGTAACACCATTTCAGCGACTCGGGATTGCCGATCACGATCGCGACCATCATCTGATGCGGCCGGTCGAATCCGTTCACGATCCCAAGTATCGGCGTGGTGTAGGGAAAGGTCATGGAGTGCTGATCTTCTCGACGATGTCGAGTTCTCCGCCGAGCGCCTTGCACCAACGCTGCAACGTCGTGAATGTCGGCAGCTTATGACCACGCTCCAAACGCGCGATCGCGGCTCGATCCATACTTGCCGCGAAGGCGAGTGTTTCCTGTGTCATGCCGCGCGCCTTGCGGCGTGCGACGAGCGACAGAATGAATGGATGAATTGCACGTTGCTGCGGGTATATGCGCTTGACCTTCAGCGCGTTCGCCCGCACGGAAATGTTCTTCCATGTATGACGAGGTATCGCCTCGACAATTTTAGCGCGTGGTGCCGATGGGTAAAGCTCACGCACTTGCCGCTCTTCGAAATTTGTCCAACCGCCGAAGTTCATTCCGCAGCCTCACTGATTTCGCCGATTACAGGATCATGGGGAGGGAGTTCTGCGCTGTTCTTCGACTGGTTGCCCCAGGTGAAGAAGTTCGGCGGCAGAACGTGTTCGTCATCTTCACGCGCGAATAATTCCAGCACGGGAACACCTCCGGTCATGTCGTTAATCATGTCGCGGTAATAGGCTGGTTTTGCGGAGTGGTCGCCTGCCCGTTCACGATGATTAGAGCCGTGCTTGGTTGCCCCGTCAGGCATGGGCAAGCCGCGCCCTTTCTTGAACAGGCACAGCACCTCGTCTTGATCCCAGAAGATCAGCCCGAGCCCGTGATCGTCTGGATTCTGCTCGTCGGTCTTCGTCCATATGGCGCATGTCGAATACGCGTCGAAGCCCCATGCCTGCGCGACCGCCCAGGCCAGCGGAAGCTTGACCTTTGTTCGTCCAAGCGGCGTATCAACTTCGGTTGGATGAAGCGCGAGCAAGTGTGCCCTGGGAATCCAGAGATACAGCCATGCGTCCGGGAGCACGCGTTGTGCGACCGGCATTGCGAGGATTTGATCCCATCCATCCGTGGGATATTGATTCTCGTAGGCCCGATCACCGAAGCCTGCCTTCCTTCGCCACGCCGGGTCGGCATAGATGACGGGAAACTTCCGGCCCGTTGGCGACAACGCGGTTGCGTCTGAAAGCTCGCGTGCAAGGCTGCGTGCCGTCTCGCGATATTGCGTCCGGTTCTCTTCGTTGACCTCTTTTGCCGAGATCAGCAGGCCCTTCTTTTCTTCGGGCGTGCCGGGCACAAACTGGACGATCTTGCGCGACTTGCCGTCGCGCCCTTTGCGGGCATCCAACTGCGGAATTTCCGCAGTTGATTCCAGTTCGGTTCGCACGGTCGCAACTGTCTTGTCATCGACGCCGAGCCCAGCCGCGATCTTGCGGTTGCTCGCGTCCGGCTCTTCTTTCAGATCCTCCGCAATGAGGGTGCGCTTCGCTTCCGTGGTGAGGTGGCGACGATCGAGGTTGAGCCGCCGCGCGTGCCGGCGCTTCTCCGCTTCGCTCAGGCCATAGCGGACCAGGCGCGGCCATTGCGTGATACCGAGTTCGCCGCAGAGTTCGATGCGATGATGACCGTCAAGCACATTGTTGTGCTCATCGTATTCGACCGGCACCATGACGCCGCGCAACGCGATGTCAGCCTTGAGGGCTTCGCGCTCGTCCGCCGATAGTGGCGGCATGACTTGGTAAGGTGTAGCGGTCATGCGGCCACCTTGCGCTTGTCGAGATATTGCTTCGCGAGCGCCTGAATGCGGCTTTCATCGGAGAAAACCACTTCCGCTCCTGCGAGCGGATCGAGGATTGCGCGGGCTTGGCTTGCCTTCACGCCAAGCACTTCGATCACAAGCGGGTCGGAGCCGAAATTGCTGTGCAAATAGATCGCGTCGACTTGGTTCTTCTGTCCGGGCCTACGCAGCCGCCCGATCACTTGCTTGTGGACTTGCGGGGACCAGTCGAGTTCGCCGAAAACCACAGTGGCACAGCGCCTTTGCAGGCCATCGAGCCCGGCGCCGGAGCGCAGCGAGATAATCATCAGGTTCGTCTCGCCCTCAATGAAGGCGCGTTTCGTCTTGTTCTTTTGCGACGACGATTCCGAGCCCGTGTACATCACAGGCTTGAAGTCTTTCAGATCATCGAGCCAGATTTCATAGACCTCGCGATGCCAGCCCGTGAGCAGAACGGGCACGCCAGCTTCAAGCAGCACGCGCACATAGGCTGCGACGTGCTTTGCTTTCGCGACGCCGGTCGTGTGTCTTGCGAACGCGTCGAGTTCACGCGCTGCGCTGCCGCGCTCGATGAACGTCCCCGTCGTCACCTTGATCGCGAGCGCTCGCGCTCGATCTTCCGCGGCTTCTGCGACCTCCTCGTCATGACCGATGACATGCGAGACGACGTTGACCGGCGGCATCTGCCCAGCCACGTCGTCTTCAGTGCGGCGCACGACAAGCTGTATCTCGCGCAAGAATGTGCCGAGCGCTTTTGGATCCTTCACGGCGCCGTCGCGGCTGTGCGAGCACCATTCGGTATAGAACTCGCCATGCGTGCCCAGTGCGCCGGGCTCGATGAATTCGACGATCTCGAATATCTCGCTGCCGTAGTTGTAGATCGGCGTCGCGGTCAGACCCATGCGCAGTTGCGCGTTGTCGACAAACACGCGAGCTGCCGCGCCTTTTGCCGTTCCGGCTCCGCCGCGCAGCGATTGGATCTCATCGAAGATGACGGACTTGAAAAGCCCAGTTGCCGCGATATCGGTCCAACCGAAAATGTTCGAATACTTGAAGATGTAGCAGTCCGCCCACGGCAAATCGTAGGGCGCGGTTTTCTTGATGATGTGCGCCGACAATGTCGTGAAAGTCTCGATGTACTCTTCCAACCATTGATCGGCGAGATGAGGTTCGACGATGATCGCGGCGGGGCGGAACGCCGGATCGCACACGACGCCGAGCGCCGAGATCGTCTTGCCTAGACCAACATCATCCAGCAGCAACAGCCGCTTGCGCAGCCGCGTGAGTTCGACCGCTTGCGCCTGGTAGGGATAGGGCTGCAAGCCGTCTCGGAATCCCGCCTGCTCTCCCGGCCGATAGTCCGGCAACATGATGCGCTCGAACGCGAGCCGGTGTTGATCGAAGGTGTCTTTCTTGCGCAGCAGATGTGCCCGGTCCAGCTCGGATATTTCGAGCGGATAGCGGCTCGTGAACCAAAGCAGATCGGAACACGTGGCATCCGATTCCGTCAACTTGAACGGTGCTACGGCGGTTCGCGCGAGCCGCGGGAAGATGTGTTTGAGCTTCAGCGAGACGTGCGGCGGCACACCGTCAACAATCCACGACCCGAGCATGTCGCGCCGCAGGCCGCCATAGTAGCGGGCGGCAACCGGCGTTGCGTGCATCTCGGTTTGTGAGAAGAGCGCGTTCACAGCCATGCCCTCCCGAGACTGACGACGAAGCACGGCACACCATCAATCGTCGGCGGAAAACCAATGGCGACATTCGTTGCGAGGATCAGTGCCGACAGCTTGCCGGTTCGGCAGTAACGCTCGCACTGCGAATAGATCGCGCGCTTGCTGCCGCCAATTTTCACTTCGACGCCGACGCGCTCGATCATGAAGTCTATGATGTTGCGTTCGCCGAGATCGACTTCCCGCCGGAGCGCAAAGCCATGATGGACGGAAAGATGCGCCGCAATTTCGGACTGCGTTTGCTTCTCGCGCTCAAGCGAGAAGCGGCCGTCGCCGAGGGCGGCCACGACGCTATCGGGCGCTATGGTTTCTGCTGCGATCACAACATCCCCAGCGCTTGCAGATACGTCTCAAGGATCGCTTCCTGTTCTTTCCGTTCATCCACGTCTTGCTTGCGCAGACGAACGACGGCACGGAGCGCCTTCACGTCGAAGCCATTGGCCTTTGCTTCCGAGTAGACATCGCGAATGTCGTCGGAGAGGGCTTTCTTTTCTTCTTCGAGTCTCTCAACTCTTTCGACAAAGGCTTTCAGGTGATCCTTTGCGAATCGATGTGCTCGCTCGGAAGCGACTGCGGCAGAGGCGGGTTGTGTTTGCATCACAGCGCCAATCTCTCTTGATTCTCATCGGCGGTTTGCATCCACCCGAGTTCTCTCAGCTTCCAATCCTCGATATGGAATTGTCCGCGTGTCACAGCTTCATTCGCTGGCTTTGCGTTGGTGACATGCAACGGCATGGTGACGAGTGAACGTGGAATCGAATGTGCATCGCCCCGTCGTCCGGATCGTGAAACCAGGATCGAAGATGCGCTCGGATAGCGCACGGTGTGCTGATAGAGATCGATGGGAATGCGGGTCATTGGCGTCGATCCGCCTTGAGCTTCCGCGCTTTGGCTTTCTGCTTAGCCTTGAGCACCTTCAGAACAGCGTCGACCTCGCCGCGCTCCATCGCATCGGCGAGCGCATGTAGGCCGGATGCCGTGATGCGCGTTGCTTCGTGCTTGGGGCGATCGAGCTTAAGCAATCCGCGCTTCACCATCGCACGCGAGCCGCGATCCGCCGTGAGCATGACGCTGAACGGAGAGCCGAGCATCATCAGCGTGCGAAGTTGTTCTTTGCCAACGCGATTGCTCATGCGGCGTCCGCCCGCGATTCTGTGACGGGAAATTCGTTGTGCTCGCGACCGTCGAGTAAGCGGCCGGCAGCTTTCTTGCCGACGCGACCGACACACTGCATGTCGTCGATTGAGCCGTCAGCAGAGTCGATCCATGACGGATGACCTTCGTCGCTCCAGCCGTCTTCGCTCCATTGCATCGTGGGGAAGCGAGTAGCATCCGCTGGGTCACCATCTTCGATGCCGGAGGTCACGAAGTGATGCCATGGCAACCACTCTCCCCACTGCTTGAAGAAGAACGGCACACCAGCTTCGGCGCATTGGTCTCGGATATCTCGCGACCATTGCGGATGCATCGGGCGTGCGCGCGGGCCGGACTCGCCGCCGACTATGATCCAGTCGAGCCCGCCGAGCGTCTTGTAGCGCATACCAAGTAAGTGCAGCGCCGAGCCGTTGAAGGCATTCAGCGTCATTGTAGCGTCGCCGAGCTTGGCAAAATTGATCGGGCCTAACAGCGGCTCAGCTGAGACGAAGCGAACGGCCGCTGGCGTTTGCAAGAGATGTGGGACTCGCTCCCATGCTTCCTCTTGCCGTTCTGCGGAGACGCCGAGCCAGACGTTGGGGAGAGGCCACGGTACTTCATGCTTCGCGAGTTGTGTGTAGCGCTGACACGGATGATCGTCCGGCAATTCGAGTGCCTGCATCATCGTGTCGGCAATATCCCAAACACGATTGACCGTTCCGATATGGCCAAGGCCGTCATCGTGATCGGTGCAGTAATCGAGCATCCGCTCCGCACGTTTCGTCAACACCTGGAACGTATGCTGCGGACACAGCGCCATGACGGCGAACACGCGATCGATATCCGCGTCGCTCAGATTTTCATGGAACAGGTCCGACATCGAGTTGACGAAAATCTTGCGCGGCTTTTTCCAGCGCAGCGGCAGCGTCAGTTGATCCTCGATCAGCGCGAGCTTGCCGGTCCATCGTCCGCCGTGCGGCGTGCGTTCGGCGAAGCCGTGGAACGGTTGACCCGGATCGGAGAACCGCGCTGCGATCTTCTCCGCGTAGCAGCCGCCTTCGTGGTTAGGACCGCCGCAACCCGTCGTGATGCGCGAGCATCCGCGAACCGGATTCCACGTCGCATCCGTCCACTCGATGGCGCTCTTATCCGCCATGACTCACCCTCTCCCCTTCATTGAAGGTTCGGAAGCGGAGGAAGGAACGAGCGTGCGGCGGGATGATTTGCGTTGACGGTCGAAGCGCTCGCCTTCGGCCATGATGAGAGCTCCTGATTTGATCAACTTGCGTCGCGCCGCGCTGGCGTCGTTGTCCTGCCAGTCTGTCGCGTAATCGACTGCGACTTGGCTCAGGACTCCTTCCTTAAGTTGATCGTCATCTCCGATCGAATAACCGTGGTACTCAATCTGCTCATACCGTTCCGCGATCACGGCCTGCATGAACGGCGATAGCGGCCGGCGGATGTGCAGCGCTTCGAACAATCGGCGCAGCGCGTAGGATCTGACGATCGACACGACTGTCATCAAAACCCCGAAGATCAGGTTTTGCTTGAACGAAATATCGAAGCCAAGCCACGGCAGAATGATCGCGTTCGCGAGCATGGCGACACCCAGGCCAACGAGGATGTTGACCGCGGACTCCACCAACGACATGACGCGCGACTGCTTCATGCCGAGACCCCGTAGGTGTGAGGCCGCTCGCCGCGCTGCCATGAAGCCAGATTTCCCGCCGAGCAGCGGCGTCTAAATTCTTTACGCGTTACTTTGCCGAGCAACCCCAGCCGATTGAGTTTGCCGAGCACGCTACTGCGCGAGCAACCGAGGACTTCCGCAATTGATGTCCCCGTTTCGCCGGCCGCCCAACATGTCGTCAGCACATCAACGCGGTTCGCATTCCAGAATGTTTGCTTCATGCCGCCCTCGCATGCGCCACAAGCGCCTGATACTTCTCGATTGCGAAGCCGAGTTCGCCGATGGTGCGGACGAGCGCGAACCGGCTCGTCTGTCCCGCGTATCCACCAGCGAATGATTCCGACGATGATGAGCACAGCGAGAAACACGATGGCGCCCGCAAGTGCAGCGAAGAACAGGATCAGCCAATCGATGATGCTCATGGCGATCACACGCGCGTCAGGCGAAACTTCGTGGAGTCGAGACGCGCGAGCACCGCAACCGAAGCCGCTTCATCGTTGGCGGCGATCAAGCTCGCTTCCGTGAAGTAGCCGCGCTGGCGCGTGCCGTCGTCGCCGATCCAGGTCACGAAGATGATGCGGCCTTCGATCTCTTCGGGTGACGGAGCGGCCAGCAACCGATTGCGCATTCCCTTGGCGAGCTTCGCACGCTTGGCCAACGTCGTGATCGGGCCACATTCGCCATCGGCCTTGCTCGCCGGGAATGAGACGAGGCCCTGCACGGCGTGCAGGCCGGGGACGTTCACGCGGAACTGCGGCAGAAATGGAAAATGGGCTTTCTTGCGCATGAGACAAACCATCCACGCGTCGCAAACTTAGCGACGGCGAAAGAACGTTGATCGTGATACGCTTGTGAAAGTCAGACGCTACAGAACTGGCAGGCACGGAAACGCAATTACGCTATTGAATTAAGCTCCCCACGAGCGGCCGAGACGACGAGCCGAGTTCGGAGATAGCGTTCCTGATGGATGCGCCGACTGGCGCAGATCATCCCAGTTCGCCGTGGGGAATCTCTGAATTGAATCTCGCGGGCCGATCGCTACTCGGCAGGCGTCATGAGCGCCCCGGTTCGTTACCCGCGCGGCGGCCGTGACCGCCTGGTGAGCGTTTACGCCGCGAGAATTGAATCGGGTGAGAACGGCTTTCGCCACTGCACGGTCCGATGCCCACGCCGTCGCGTCGCGCATCCCGAATCCATGCTCACCCGAACTGAATTCGTGGGGCGTCCGGGAGGACCGAGACGCCCCGGCTGCACTCCGCCGTGCAGCGAGCCTACTAGCGGCCTGAGTTATACCTTCCGCAGTCCTTTGGACCACGATTGCAGGACACGCGTTCGCTGGGGATCTGAATTGAGTGCGGAGCTTTCCACTCCACTCGATGCATAGTGCGCTGCCTTGTACTTCGGCCCGCTTACGCCCATGCACTCGCGTCATCTGCGCTGTAGGTGTGACGCCACCAGATTCACGGCGCAGTCGCGGGGCAAGCAATTCCCGTTGATGTCGTCTTGCCCGATACCTGTACCCCGCATTGCTGCCGGTCCCGGCGGTATTAACTGAATTGAGTGCGGCACTCTCTCCGCCCGTCACGCCTGTTAACCGCTTCGTCTGCGACGGAAGAGGGCGTCTTCCCGAAGGGCTCGTTCCCGTTGGTGCGGTCGGCTGGACCCTTAGACTGTCACTCCGCCTCGGATGTGCCGGAGCACAAAATGTCGCCGGGCAACGCCTGCGCTGTACATCGCATGCGCCCTTATCCGCGTCCGGGTCCGCGTTCGTCAGCGATACCACCGAACGGACGCCGCTGACGTTCAGCGTTCCGTTCAGCCCGTGACCGGCGATCGACCGATCACAGCTTACGCTCTCTCGCTTGGGGTAACGAATATCCATCAGGCGGCAATCTCCAGACACTCGCCGATGATCTCGCGCTCAAGGGCGCCGCACTTGTCGTCCTGCCATTCCACGTCGCCCTTCATCGCAACAATCCACCAACGTTCGCCCTTCCATTTCGGAGGGAGCGTCGTGGCGTGGAGCGTGCCGCGCTCGCAGACTTTGAGCGGACCCGGAGATTTGTGGACTACGCCAGGCGCCGCTGGCTCGACGCGACCGCCATTGTTTGACGGCTGACCATTACGGTCAGAGCGCCAGAACGCGATGATGTTTCCATCTTTGCGAAGCGCCGTTAGGCGCTCGCGCAAAACTTCTGGCCATGACGACGCGAATGCATCGATCGTGGCCAGCCAATATTCTTTGGAGCCGTCGCCGTAGCCGTAGCCGTCGCCGGAGCCGTAGCCGTCGCCGTCGCCGTAGCCGTCGCCGGAGCCGGAGCCGTAGCCGTCGCCGGAGCCGTAGCCGGAGCCGGAGCCGGAGCCGTCGCCGTCGCCGTAGCCGTCGCCGTAGCCGGAGCCGGAGCCGGAGCCGTCGCCGTCGCCGTAGCCGTAGCCGTCGCCGTAGCCGGAGCCGTCGCCGTAGCCGGAGCCGTCGCCGGAGCCGTAGCCGTCGCCGGAGCCGTCGCCGTAGCCGGAGCCGTAGCCGTCGCCGTAGCCGGAGCCGGAGCCGGAGCCGTAGTACGTGCCGCCATAGTCAAATGGCTTCGGGGCTTCGCCCCGAAGAAGATTTGTTGGCGACGCCATGGATGAGTTCACCGCCACGGCGCGGACTCCCATGCCTGCGTTGCCGCAGGCGCACATTCGGCGACGCACGTGATGTCGCGAAGCTCGATGTCGGCCGCTGGCCCGACCTTGCAAGACTTCGTTGGTCCCGTTGCCGCAAGGCCCAGGAAGCCGCGCACTTCGCTCGACCAATAGACGCAGTTACGTGCGGCCCGTAGCTTGATTGATGTGCCGTCAGTCTCAGTGGCGTAGCCGAAGAACACGCCGCGATGCGTCGTGGTAACAAGGACGGCGCGTTCATTCGTGTCCGCGTTCTTGTTCTTGTTGCGGTTGGGGTGATTGATCATGCGGCTTCCTCCGCCCCTGAAAACCCGCGAGGCGCCGGGATTCGAATTCCGGTGTCTTGGATGTGACGGCGTTGATGCGACGAAGGCCGTCGACCGTCAGCGATACGAATTGGCTGCAGCGAAGCGGCGAGCGATCGCAGTCTTGCCGGTACCAAATGCTGATGAAGCCCAAGCGCCACAGAGGCACGAAGGCGGATCGAAACTTCTCCGGCACGATGACAGGTGTTCCGAAGGGAGAATGGCGGACGAGATGCTTTAGAAGATTGATCTCGACGCGCTCTAGTCTGCGAGGCGTCACGGTAAGGGTTCATGAGCAAATGACGTGCGCGACAATGGCGCGTGTTTAATTCAACAAAGATCAAGCTTGTCGATTTGAGCGATGATGCGCAGAGCGCGCTGGTGTTCGCGCCACCACTCGGCATCGCTGCCATCCATGAGCGCGGCGAGCCAAGCCGCGCCCTGTTCTGATCGCAGCAACGCGCGGATGAGATAGCCGGACGGCTTTCGATCACCTGACGCGTACTTGTAGCAACTGCTTTCCGGGAAGCCCGTGACGTAGTGCAGCGCGAGCCCGGCATCCTTGCCGAGCAACGGACGTGCCAGATCGGCGAACCATCCGCAGTCGTCACTATCGTTTTGGGTAGGAGATTTTCTTTCGCTGCCCGATTGGGGATTCGCATTCGTTGCGGCGACTGCGCCGCGCTGTAACGTTCCGTGCATGACGCCACTCCACCAAACGCAAACACATGACCGACCGACAGATCGCAGCGGACTACATCGGCTCGCTTGCCCGCCAGCTCGCGTTGATGGCGCGGCACAGGGGCATGGGCTTCCTCGCCTACTTGCTCGAACTGGTGTGTCAGCAGGCGATCATGGAGGGAACGCAATCCAGGGACCCGCAAGGGTGAGTGCGCGTACCGGCCGGAGCCCGCAGCAGTATATCCGTGCAGTTGGCTCCGGCCGGATGCCGGGAGGGCATTCGCGAAATCAGATTTCAGAGCTGCGTCCTGCTCCCCAAGCATTCCACCGGGAGTTAGGGCGCAAGAGCGCGGGCGGGTCAGTGCCGACAGTCGGCGGGCTCGCCCGCGTGCAACCTCAATCGGAATCGCGCTCGACTTCCGCGCGTGGTGGAAAATGCGAACCGCTGCGTGAAATGGAGGCCGGGCTAAATGACAAGTTCTGTGGGAAACTGCCTGTTCACGCTTGTTTGTCGGATTCCCGACATTATCCGCCGCAATTGAGACTTCCCCTACGGAATACAATTCTCCAGCCGGTATCAACCGTAGGCTGGGGGTTGCGTCATGGGCGGCAGCCAGTTTTTCAAGACCTGTCGCATTGTGGACGACGGCAAGACGCCCGAGTTCGACGTCCATGGAACGCGGCGGATCGAAGTCCTGCCGGATGGCCGCGTTCGACTGTGGCTGTGCAGGGACTTTCCTGCCGTCCCAGGCGTCATGCCGGGATATTGCGTACCGCAGGCGATCCTGCGCATCCCGGCCGCAAACTTCGTCTGGAACGCGAGCGCAATCGCACAATGGGCACTCGATCACGGCATGACCGACGTCCGCCCGGAGGGGCCGGTGGCGTTGCGGCCGAAGCGCGATCGGATGCAGTAGCGCGGTCATGGCGCGGTCGCCTCCGCAGCCGTATCGCTTGTGGCGTGTGCCGAGATCGCGGGACGCTCAATATCAATTGGCCAAATGGCGTCGGCGGGCCAGTTGTCGGAAAGCCACTGGATCGCGCGCTCGCAGCGCCTCACCTGAATATCCGCGCCGGATTCGAGCGCCCCGAGCTTCTTGCCGTCATCGAACATGCGATGTGACAGCGTCGTCCCTTCCACGCGGGCGGCGTCCGTGTAGATGCGCGAAAGCGTAAGCAGATCGTCGATAGCGCTCATGCTCGAATCAACCTCTTTGCCTGTATCCGGTATTTTTACCGGATTTGTCAACGGTAGTCTTACCGAATGCGGGGGATTGGGCCTTAGGTCAAACTACCGGACCATGGGCATCAAAGACATTTTGGCTCGTATAGACCGCCGCCTCGAAGCAACAGGCGAAACCGACAATTCAGCTTCGGTGAAGGCCAAGGCACCCGATTTCATCCGCAACATGCGCCGCGGCAAGGTCAACGATGTCAAATTCGGGCCGATCAGGCGGCTCGCTGAGGTTCTCAAGACCACGCCTGAATGGTTGGTCGATGAAGAGGGTCCGGAAGAGATCGAGACGCAGGAGGCGCAGAAAATCCCAGTAAGAGGAAAGGTCGGTGACGGCGGCGTGGTCATCGTGACCAGTGAAAATGAGGTGAAGCCGATAGAGGCGCCCAAGGGGTCAAATTCAAAGACTTCCGCAATCGAGATCGTCAGCGACGAATTCGGAAACCTAATGAAGGGATGGTTCGCCATCTACGACGACACCAGGCGAGCACCAGCAGCCACTCTATTAGGTCAGAACTGCGTTCTATTGCTGACTGATGGCCGAATGTTCGTTTGCCGACTCGCCAAAGGCCGCGGCACCAAATTTACCTTGGAATCAAATCGCAGCGCACCCCTCCTGAACGTTGATGTTCAATGGGCGGCGAAGGTCAAAACCATGGTGCCCAGGTGAAGCACCTATCACCAATGGCTGGCCTGTTGACTGCCCTCATCGCGCACGAGCCAGCGGAAGCGCAGACCAGATGGCTTAACGCGCTCGTTTACGTTTGTCCGAAGCCTCTTCTCAGGTTAATCAACGGACACCCCGATGAGTGCAAGTGGGCGCCAAGCGGAACAAAAGCAACAGCGATCGGAGTCGAGGCCGACTATCTCGGGCGCAAGTTCATCAAGATCGAAATTCCAGGCGGGGTGGGCTACGTCTCCGAAAACGATTTCGAAAGGGCCGCAAAGGAAGACCCGAAGATCGTTACGGAGCGCGAGCGGCAGCGCACACAGAAGGCATCGGCAGATCGAAAGAAGACGACGGAGGCTGCGGAAGCCAAGCGGAAAAAGCAGGCACAGGATGATGACGCCGAAATCGCAAAGATGCCACGCGAAGCCTTCACAACGCCCTGCATTCTAGCCGCCGCCGAGCGCCTGCCACGAATAGCGGGCATTTCAATCGAAGCGAGTCGCGCCATCGACTTACCGGCGGGTACAGCAAGGGAGCCCGGATCGTTTCAGGCCATCATCGAGATCGACGCCAAGGCCGCTGGAGTAGCCGCAACCTACCACTTTGTATGTGCCAAAGGGCTTAGAACACCGCCAATCATTGTCGGTTTTCGTCCATAAAGGCTTGTTTCACGTGAAACGGTAAAATTACCGACTTCCTCTTGACCCGGTAAAATTACCGGTTTATACCCGACCACAGAAACCCCAGCCGACTCAGGGCTGGATCATGTGGGACCGGGGAAGATGGCACAGGCACTTTGGGTTCGTGAGTTTCCCGAGATCGGCGGCAAGTTCCGGGAACGCGCCGATAAAATCGAAACCGAAAAGCGGCGCCTGCTTGAAGAACTCGCCGCGCTAAGCCGCAGCGAAGCCGCCCTCATTCAAGAGGTCGCCGCGACTGGCGAGTGGTCACGCCAAGAGATCGGCAAGGCGCTACTCAAGATCGACCCGCGCACGCTCCCATTTCTGCCTGACCGCCTGCCCGTCAAACGGTGTGCGTGATGTCCATCTCCAAATCAGATTCGGACACAGACCGCGCGCCCGTCTCCGCCACCGCTGGTGATCGGGGAGTTGAGGTTGGCGAACCGAAGTTCACGCCGGGTCCCTACGACGCGGATGAAGGTGACGGCCAGTATTTCTGCGTTTTTGATCCCGCCGGAAATCCGCTCGCCGTACTCGCCGAAGTCAAAGGGCCTGTGCACATTGAGTTGCTGCCGCAGGATGACGGTCAATCCGAAGATTACCGTCGCTATCCCGAGCACAAGGCGAATGCCCGCTTGTTCGCTGCGTCGTGGGATTACGACGAAGCCGCACGCTGCTTCGTTCGTTGGATAGCTGAATACGGCAACGACCTCCCCGCGAGCACGCTCGCCGCGATGGAGAACGCATTCGGGGCGAATCTCCGCGCCGCCCTCGCCAAAACGGAGGGGCGCCGACCATGACACGCCCAGAACTCCGCAAGCTTGATCGCATCATCGCGCAAAGCTGCGCGACGGCATGGACGACGCTCTACAACACAGCGAAGGCCGCATGTGATGCGACGGAGCGCGCGTGATGTCTTTCGCCCAGGCAGAAGCTAATCGGCTGAGCATGGAGCGTAGCGGGCTTATCTTCATGTGCCCGAACGGTCAGCGCAGCACGGTTCTTAAGTGCCCGTGGCCCGGATGCAAAGAAGATGCGGTTATGGGCTGGAGCTGCTGCGGCTCGCATTTCCGCGACATGCATCCGATCGCGTCCACGCCGCGGCGAATCATCGTCATCGCCGAGCCGCGCCGTACGCCTCTTCATTTCTGGAGGCACGCGTGATGTGCACATGTCACGCCGACATCGACACGAAGCTTGAGCCGCTGAACGGCAAGCTTGCGACGGGTTTTCAACTCGTCCGCGACGAACGTGAAATGGTCCTGACCTTGCTGATGCAGGTCGAGAAGATCAATCCGCGCGGGAAGAAACCGCCGCACGTCTTGCCGACATACTGCCCATTCTGCGGCGACAAACTCAACGTTGCGAAGGCGGAGGCCGCCTGATGCCCGCCTCCCTTGAACACAAAGAGCGGGTGCAGGTTGAGAAGGTGCGGGCCGGTTTCTATCGCGTCGGCGCGTATTGCATCCACAAGGGGCATTGGTGGTGCTGCTACCTCAAAGACAAGCCGATGCCTCACGCGCGCTATCGTCGCCTGCAAGAGGCGGTGTGGTGGGCGCAGCATAATCAGCCGCGCAGCGCAGAACGCGCGTGGCCCACCAATTCCAGTTTCGCGTAACCGCGTCCAACATCAAACGGGGAAATGAGACGATGGCACTAGAGATCAAGGGTATTCCGGTTATCGATAGCAAGAAGCCGGTCACGATCGAGATCACGTCGCGCGATATCGAAAACGGTGACGCGAAGGACCCTGGCAACTGCGCGATGGCGCGGGCCTGCAAGCGGGCACGCCACGCCACGGCCGCGAAGGTCCACCTGACCCGGACCTATCTCAAGGTCGACGGCAAGTGGCTGCGCTTCCGCACCCCGGACTCCCTCCGCGCTGAAATCATCGCCTTCGACCGTGGCGGCAAATTCGCGCCGGGTGAATACACGCTCGCGCTGATGCCACCAGCCTTGAAGCTCGGCGCCCGCAAAAAAGACCCGCGTCCGACGCGCAAGCGCGGCAAGAAACGCCGCGCGTATCACGCGGTCGCCAACGTTCGCAGCATGCCCGCAGAACTCGCGTAGCGCCGGGGAACGAACGTGAAACTCAAGAAATTCGTTTCCGACAACGGCGGCGTCACGCGCGACTTTCATCAGATCGATCCGCGGCTTCTGCAGGTCCGACCCGACTTCAACATCCGCGACCTCACGACGCCGGCCGCGCGCGAGAAGCTCGACATTCTCAAGGCGCAGATCAAAGCCGAAGGCGTGTTGGAGCCGTTAGAGATCGAGTTCGACGGCGAAACGCCCTGGATCAACGAAGGGCATCGCCGGCACATCGTCGTGATGGAGTTGATCGAAGAGGGTCACGACTTCAAGACGATCCCCTGCGTTCAGGAACGCCAGAACATTAAGGCCGACAAGCGCACGCTGCACATGCTGATGCGCAGCAAGGAAGATTACGAGCCGCTCGAATACGCCAAGGGTGTTGACCGGATGGTCAACGTTTACGGCTGGGACAAGGGCGCGCTCGCAACCGCACTCGGGTTCAAGTCGAAGGGCAGCATCGATCAGTACCTCGAAATGCTCGGCATGACCGATGCCGTGAAGGAGCAGGTTGCGCAGGGTGAAGTATCGGCAACCGTCGCGCTCAAGGTCACGCGCGAGACGCGGGACGCGAGGACTGATCCAGAATTCGCGGCTGAGCTGATCCGCAAGGCGGCAGAAGAACAGAAGCGGCTCGGGAAGCGCGGACGGGCGACGCCGAAAGCAATCGAACGCGTGAAGCCAAAGCCTGCGCCAAAGTCAGATCCCAAGCCCGAACCGGCGAAAACAGAAACTCCCACTCCGATCATGGCTCCGAATGCGGAAGTGGAGCCGCCGACCGTAAGGCTGAATGCCCAAGAGATCGTTGGGATTGCGGCTGCGAAGATACCGTCCGACGAACCCGCCCCCCTGATGCCTCATCCGACAGACGGGGCGCCGCCGGTTCACGAGCAATTGCAGGGCGCGGCAGATCGCGAGCGCGGGCAGACGTTCTCCGCAACCATGCCATTCCAGAACAAGGGTGGCGTGAACGAAGAGCCGTCCCAGGTGACGACACGTCCGCCTTCCCCGCCGTCATCGTTTGCGCCGCCGTCATCGGCTCACGACTTTGACCGCGAGATGTTCGCGATCGTCGCACGACTCGCCACCATCGCGGAGGAAAACTGCATCGGCGAGCGCGCCGACGATGAGATGGTTTCTGTTCCGGCGGAGGTCCTGAAAGCTGCGGATCGGGCGTATCGCTCGCGCGTCAGCGATGAGCTTGCGGCATAGCCATGTTCAAGCTCACTCGCCCCTGCAACAACTGCCCGTTCCGCAAAGGCGTGGGGCCACGCTTCCGTCTGCCGCGGCTGCGATTGCAGGCGATACGCCGCGCGGTCGCGTTCCAATGTCACAAGACGGTTGACTACGCGCACTTCAATAATCCCGAAAAACGGTCGGGCAATCATCCGCAGCAATGCGCCGGGCTGCTGGCGGTCCTGCATCGCGAAGGTGAGCCGAACCAGATCATGCAAGTCGCGATGCGGCTCGGGCATCTCGATCCAGCGAAGCTCGATCCTGACCGCGAAGCCTATGGCTCGTGGCAAGGCGTGTTGCTGGCGCACGGAGCCGCAGCATGAACCCCGCATGGCTCATCTATTCCACCATCACGCTCTCCGGATTCCCGGCAACGCAATGGACCGCGATTGAATATCCGTCGCGTGAAATCTGCGAAGCCAAGGCGCGTGAGTTCGCAGCCTACGAGCGCAAGCCCGAGCGCGTTAAGGATCGCGTCGCAAAAGAGATCACCATCAAGATCATGCCGCGCTGTACGTCACAGCCGCCGCAGTTTTTCGTGGTGGATGGAGGGCAGTCGTGATGCTCGGATTGATGGCATACGCCATCGTGTTCGCGCTGATGCTCGTGCTCGCGCGGCTGATGATCATCGGCAGCAACCAGTTGAGTCAGCGTCAACAGTAGGGAGTGAGGATCATGCTTGCGAAAACACCAAAGCAGAGACTTGCGAAGCTGCACGTCGTGAAGCGTCGTGCGGATGATCTCGATCAAGCCATCGGACGGCGCGTGCGAGCGCGTCGGCTGGAATGCGGCATCAGCCAGTCGGCGCTTGCCGAACAAATCGGGCTCACGTTCCAGCAGGTTCAAAAATACGAGAAAGGGACGAACCGCATCGGCGCAGGCCGACTCGTCAAGATTGCCGCCGCGCTCGACACGTCGGTATCGGTACTCGCGGGCTCAATCGACATCACGGCTGCGGCAACCATCGGCGAGCGCCTGACCACCAGCAAATTCGGACTCCGGCTCGCACAAGCTGCGCTGAAACTCACGAGCAAGCGCAAACTCGGAACGCTCGTCGACATGGCGGAAAGTCTCGTGTCATGAGGCCGCGCCAGCGCATCATAGGGCCTGCGTGGCGCGTCAATCTGGGGAGCGCCGATCTTCCTGCGGCTCCCGCTCTCGTGCAGTGCTCCGCACTCGATCTTTCCGGCGAACAGAAGTTCGCGTTGGTGTTTCTGCGCAAGGCGGCGCGACCTAGGACCGCAGCGAAAATCATAGAACACCTGAACGAAGCGGGCATTCCGTTTCCGACGCAATTGCACTGGCGCGAGCTGCGACGCGAAGGCTACGTCACGCTGGAGCCGAACGGCCATCGCCTGACGCCGAAGGGCAACGGCGCAGCGGCCGCGATCATGACCGACCTCGCCCGGAAATATTCCGTGCATGTATTCGATCGCGAAGGTGGGCGCGGCACCGGCCGCGGGATGATCACGCGCTGTTCGTGCGGATCGTTCTCCGCAGGCCCGCACATGAACACACGCGGCGGCGAATCGCGCATCACGTCGGCAGAGATTGCTCATCATCGCGACGTCGAAAGCGGCGCATGGGAGAAGCAGCGGCAACGCCTGACGGAGTTTTCCAACTTCTACGCGCCGCCGCAGTTTCCATTTTCAGGTCCGCCACAGAGTACCCCCAATTCCACCAGTGCGGCGGGACCTGAAAGCCCCGGTGCGGTTGTTGCCAGCGTATCGGCGACCGCGCCGGGGATGAATTAGGGAGCGAGCACATGGGCTTCGTTTTCATTCTCTTCATCAGTTTCGTCGCTGGACTTATGTTTCTGGCGGGATGGCAGTCGATCGATTCGATTTGCGAGTGCATCCCACTGAGACAGAACGTCGCTAACGGAACGCTCGGCTTGTTCTGCGTTGCCGGCGTGGTCCTCGGCGGACTCGCAACTGCACTCTGGTCCTGACGTTTGAGCGGAGGATGAAGCATGTCCCCTGACGGCCGCACACAAGTTGCCAGCGTATCCGACGAGAAAGCGGATGGCGGGTGTGCGGCCGGGACATTTCCGACGCGCGCTGTCGGCACAAAGACCTTCATCCCGCTTGATCGTGAACAGCACGGATGCCTTGCGGCACTCGTTCGTGTCGGCCGCATGATCCGGCGCACGGACGGGAGCTACGGCACTCCAGCCCAGATGATGATCCCGAACGCAGTCGCATCAGCGCTCAAGGCACGGCGCTTCGCCATCGCGGGTTTCAATTCAGAGATCGTCCCGAGCGACAAGGGACGACGGGCAATTGCGGAGGGAAAGAATGTCTCGACCGACTAACCAGGTCATCCCGTTCATGAAGCTCGCCGACGTGCAGGAGAACGAGCCTCCGCCCGAACAGAAGTGCATCGACTGCCGGGGCGAAGGCGTGATCACGGTATTCAGCGCGACGACGGGCTTGTCTTTGTGCGCAGCCATTTGTCCGACATGTGGAGGGTCGCGCTATGCGCCGTGACGCCGTCGCGACGGATTGCGCACAGATCAAGGTGATGA